GCCTACATCGGAACCGCAACATCGAATCCGTTTTACCTAGTTACCGGTGGCACTGTTAGAGCTACGGTGGACGCCTCCGGCAACGTCGGCGTGGGGGTTAGCACATTCGGAACTTCTGCTACAAAGGTTCTGGGTCTTGCGAATGCTACCGCACCCAGCACTTCACCTGCTGGAATGGGCCAACTCTACGTCGAAGCCGGTGCGCTGAAGTACCGTGGAAGCTCTGGAACCATCACCACGCTCGCTAACGCCTAATCCATAACACCATGAACATCTCTTGGATCATCGAACGCCTTCTCGTTAAGCCTACCGAAGGCTCACTCACCGATGTCGTCGGCACCGAAAACACCGGCACCGGCGACGACGAGAAGACCTACAGCGGCACCTGCTACGGAAGCGCGTCGTTCGCTCCGCCGACTGGCAACTTCACTCCTTACGAGGATCTGACGCAGGATCAGGTGCTTGGCTGGTGCTACGCCAATGGCGTCGATCAGAAGGCCATCGAAGCGAACGTGACGCAGCAGATCAACGACCAGATCAACCCTCCGATCATCGCTCCGCCGCTGCCGTGGTTGCCGGTGGTTCCTGAGCCGGAAGTTGTTGCGCCCGAGGCTCCCGTTGTCGAAGCTCCTGCCGCATGATTAAGATCGAACTCACACTGCAACAAGCCCAGCAGCTCGCCCAACTCGTTGAAATCGCCATGAAGGCTGGCGGAGTCCCCAATATCAGGGTCGGCCAGCCGCTCTACGACATCATCGAGGCCGCCATTATCAACTCGCAGCAGACCCCCAAGCCCGAATGAAGAACTGGAAAACAACCGCTGGCGGCGTTGCCGTCCTGCTGGCCGCAATCTCAGTTGCCATTAAACAGGCCGTTGCCGGTGACATGGGTGGCGCAATCGCCGCCGCTGTCGGTGGTGCCGGTGCTATGTTCACCGCTCTCAAGGCCGCTGACGCGCAACCGGAGGACAAGGCCAAGTGAAGGACACGCTGCGAGAACTCGGAATAAACATCGGGCTTCTTGTGGCTGGCTTCGCTGGAAGCTTGCTGACCGTAAAGCGCGACGGTCACAAGGACTGGTTCACGACCGCCACCAGCCTCTTGGCCGGCACCCTGTCGGCAAACTACCTCACACCGCTTGTCGTCGATGCCTTCAATATGCAGAACAGCAACACCCAGTACGCCGCGGCGTTCATCATGGGATTCCTTGGCCTGCATGGTGTAGAGTTCGTCATCGACAAGTTCCGAAAGAAGTGAAGATCGAGACTGCCATCAACATGACCGCCAATGGCCTCCTGGCTGGCGGTGTGTCGTGTTTTATGGTGATGCTCTACCGCACGGAAGGCGTGGTGAACAAATGGCCGATGGTCGGCAGCCTGTTCCTGCGCCTTTCGCTGACAGCTACGGCCGCCGGCGCCCTTTTCAACTGCCTCACAGCATCCACACCTGCGCCATCGGAAATCATGCTCAACTGCGGTCTGGCTGGCATCTTTGTGTGGGGCGTGATGTTTCACTCAAAGCTGATCAAAAAGGATCTAAATGGACCCACTCCTAAGCATCAGTCAGGGCCTGATGAAGGCAGCCTTGGACAAACTGATCGACCAGAAGGATCAAACCAGTGAAGACGGCGCGAAGGATCCGAAGCTGGCTGCCTTGCTTGGTGCTCGTATCGACGACGCTGGCCTGCGCCCCGACCCGCGTGGTCCTAGTGCCTCCGGGGACACCCGTTCGCCTGGCTGAACCCGTGAAGGCTAAAGTCTGGGCGAAGGACTCGGCCGGAGCTATCGTCAAAAGCAGAAACCGCGTGACCATCCCGGAGGGCTGGTACGCATTGCCCAAGGAATAACCATGGCCCAGCAAATCATCAACATCGGCACCATCGCCAACGACAACACCGGGGACACGCTCCGAGGCGCCGGGCAGAAGATCAACGACAACTTCGACGAGATCTACGCAGCCCTGCCGCTAACCGCCCCGGCGACTTGGGCGCCTACGCTGACCGACTCCGGTGGCGGCCGCACATTCGCCTACACGGTGAACACCGCGCGGCACACCTCAATCGGATTCGTCACCACATTCACGGCCGACATCACGGTCAACTCGGTGACAGGTTCCGCCACCGGCGACCTCCGCATCAGCCTGCCGGATCCGGTCACCTACGACGCCGCACTGGCCATCTGGCTGGACAATGCCACCACCCAGGCAAAGACCGCGGTGATCGGCAAGGCTGTGGGTGGAACGTCCTATGCCGCCCTCTACCACTACGAGACTGGCGACATCACCAGCTTGGCCGGGCAGCTACAGGCCACCAGCCGCCTTCTAATCTCCGGCACCTACTTTACCGCGTAAATGACGACCATCGGCTCCAGTCTCCAGCAGGGCATGACGGTGCTCCAGCAGATGCTGGGGGCGCCCATGTTCATCTGGGAGGGTTCGTCGATCCGATGCATCCCGGCAGCCGTCACCGATGCCAACACCCCGGTGGCCGGTGGTTTCCAGGACAACGTGGCCTCGAGGATCCTAGTCAAGTTCAGCGACTGGAAGACATGGGACAGCACGCTGGTCTCGATGGACACCACGCTTTACACGCTCGACCAGGGAACCCAGTTCTCCCGGCTGCAGCGTGAGGACAGTGGATTCATCTTCCTCGAGAACACCGACCGCATCGCCCTGACCTTTTGCAAACCTCGGCCGGTGGTCGGGCGCACGCTGGTGTACCAAGGCCGCACGCTCCGGATCCTGTCATGCCGTGTGGATGCCTCCGGCGCCTATTACAGCCTCGAACTAGGAGCGAAAACCCGGTGAGGCCTGTCGTCAACATGACGGTGGATTCCAGCCGCTTCGATGCGGCAATGAAGGCCTATCTGCTGTCGACCAGCCGAGACCTTCACAAGGCGATCAACGCCCGGTTCTTTTTCCTGATGGTTCGGCTGTTCGTCCTAGTTCCACCTAAGAGCCCGGGACAAGAACGGCGCCGGATTTCCGACTATCTAGGCAAGCCCCTCGGCGATGTGAACCGGAAGAGCAAGAAAACCGGCAAGCGCATCGGCAAGTCCCGATTACTTCGTCGGGTGCACCTAATCGCTCAGGCGCGCGAAGCCAAGGCAGGGCGCCGCGGTCTCTACGGTGAGGAGATGAAGGCAGCAGCCTCGGCCCTGATGCGTAAAGCCATCGGCTCGGTGGGATACCTTCGCTCCGGCGTGGTCAAGGTGATCCGGATTTACAATCGGGGCTTCACCCAGTTCCAAAGCCCGAAGTGGAAACCGCTGTCAAAGCCTGCAGGCTACAAGGCGCCAAAGAAAACAAACGCCGCCCTAGTGGCCCTTGCCAACCATTACGGCCTGCCTGAGGAAAACGTGGCCGTGCACAAGGGCACCAAGGCCCGAGGTATCCAGGCAGTCCCGGGCTTCAACCCGACGGCCTCGGTGGTCATGACTGCCGGCGTGGCCGATAACCAATACAACCGAGTTTCTACCATCTACAACACCGCAATGCAGAAGGCCATGGACGACGAGCTGGTCGAGCTGACAAGCCACATGACCGAGGCCATGCTTGCCAATGGCAAGGTGCTGGAGGACAACGGGATCGCCATCAAATGAACGCCGTAGCACTTAGAGCAGAAAAGGCCGTGGCAGACTACCTGGCAGCCGCCGACTGGTCGGCCTCCGGTGCCGGCACGCCTACCTGCCTGACGTCCTACAGCCGCGGCCTGTACGACGACCCGGACCTCGAGGACGTCATGCCCAACTTCCCGAGGCTGGTGGTCTCGACCAACTCGGCCCGGCCTGTTCAACGGGTGGACCTGACGAATGAGGTCGAGGTTTCTGTCGAGCTGCAGCTATCGGCCGACGACACCGACGAGGCTGCCGTCCTGACTACCGTGCAGGTGCTCGACAATCGGATCCTGCCGCTCTTTGACGACTCCGGGGCCTCCGCCTTGGACGCCGCAACAAACGACGCCAGCGGCCCGTTTACGGCCCAGTTCGCTGCCCCCCTAGACTTTGGGGCATCCTCAATCTCTAATCGGTCCAGGACGTTCACCCGGACTTTCACGCTTTACTGCAGCGCAACCATCTAACACCCAACCCACATGGCTAACACACAAGGCAGCAAATACATTTTCGGATCACCGGCGACCCTCGAACTTTACGACGCCGCGGGCGGCCTCGTTGTCACCGGGTACGTCTCGCCCGACATGGAGTCTTACGACATCACCCACGAGGCCGACACCGAGGAGGTGCGGAACAGCTCCGGCGAGGTTGTCGGCCACATCGGCTACAACAACCGTTTGACGCTGACCGTGAACTTCATCCCGGCCAACACGACCAGCGTGGCCAACGCCAAGCTGTCGGCGGCCCTGCCTGATGTGAATGGCACCTGCATCATCAGCGGCGCCCCAGTGATCGAGATGGGCGGCTACATTGACGCCATCAACGCCGTCACCGGAAACCGCTGGATCTACGCTGGCGGTGGTTCCATCAAGACCACGGCCACCGGCAAGGCTACCGGCACGATCACTTTGAAGCGGTACACCAACATCACCGTCACCGGCGCCGCCACCGCCCTGTGAGCCAACTGGCCGACATCCTGACAGCGACAGCCAAGCCCTGCCCGGTGGTGATGGGGCTCCGGCTGCTGCCTTATTCGGTGGGGCACTCTCTGGTGCTCCATCGTATCGGCTCGCCGCTGGTTGTCGGTGGCCCTGTCGGCCGTGCGGATCTCATGACCGCGGTGCTCATCTGTTCCCAACCCGTCCAGGAGTCGCTGGCGGCGATCTATTCGCCCCTCCGAAATCTGGTCCTGAAGGCCTGGGCATGGAAGGTAAAGCGCCTGTCATTCGATGCCGAGCTCGACAAGTGGAACGAATGGATGGCCGGGCAATCGACGGCCCCGGAAATCCTCATGAAGCAGGGCAGCTCTAGGCAGCTCTCGATGCCTTGGCCCGAGCGGATGTTAGCCTGCTGCCTCGAGATCGGCCTCGAGGAGGACACCGTGCTGGCCATGCCTATCGGGGACGCCGAGCGCCTTGTCCTGGCGCGCGCCGAGACCCATGGTGATGTCGAGCTGTGGAGCCCGAAGGACGAGGCCCTCTGGCGCTGGATGAAGCAGCAGGAAGCAATCAAGAACTGATACCATGGCCATCTTCTCACTACTCGCCAAACTCGGCCTCGATGGAACCAACTTCGAGTCGGGCCTTAAGAGGTCTCAGTCGATGGCCAAAGGCGTCGGACGCGAAATATCAGGGACACTGGCTGGTATTTTTGCGGTGGATAAATTGGCGCAGTTCGGGATCCAAGCAATAGAGACAGCCGGAAAGCTGCAGGATCTTTCCAACCAATTAGGAGTCTCTGCCGAGTTCCTTCAGGAAATGAAGTTCGCCGCGGATCTTGGAGGGGCTAGCCTTGAGGAGGTTGCCGCGGCACTTGAAAAGGTCACCATTGCCCGAGGAAAGGCGCTTGGTGGAGATCAAGGCCTTCTCGATGCATTCGCTAGATTTGGAATCACCGCACAAGAGATCAAGACGGCCAAGATCGAGGACATCTTCCTGAAGATTGGCCGAGCATTTGAAGGAGACGCCAACCCTCAAAATTTGATTGCTCCATTCAGGGAGCTGGCAGGCAAAAGCGCAGGCGCATTAATTCCAGCCATGGCGACAGGACTGGCCGAAGCAGCAAACCAAGCCCGGAGCCTTGGCGTCATCATGTCGAATGAGGTCATCACAGCAATGGACGACGCAAACGACAGAATGGACATCCTAAAGGCAAAAACCACTGCAGGTATCGGAACCGTAATTGGAGGCATCATTCAACCGATGCTGAATGGAATTGAGCATGTCACATCTGCTGTTCAAGCCTTTTTCCTAGCTTCAGCAACTCCAGAAGGAGGCAAAGAGCTGAAGGCAATGGACAACATCAAGCACATGTTTTCTCAGGCTAAACAGGCGTTTGTCACTTCATACGAGCAGACAGACATCGACGAGCAAGCTAAGAAGGAAGCCGCGAAACGAAGCGCTGAAGCAAGGCGCCAAAGCCAGATTGAACCCGAAGGCGAGAAGTTCAAGACGGTCATGGTATCATCAGCCACCGGCGACCAACTCGCCCGCACTGGTGGCTTCACCGCTTTCCAGTCGAACATGGACCGATACTTTGGCAACGTAAGGACGCAGGCCCAAGACCTCCGGGACATTGCCAAGAACACCAAGAAGACAGCCGAGGCTGTTTCCGAATAACATGGCAACGATCCAACAATCCACCGAGCTGTCGGCCTTCCCGGGCTACATCGAGGTCAGCCGCCGGTTCGATCAGTCGGGCTCAGGCACCGGCCCGGTGTGGACGATTGAGTACCGCGGAACCAAGGACGCCATCCGGCTGGCCACACTCAACTGGTCGAACATCGGCGCCAAATACAGCACCATCGAGGATGGCCCCTATGCCTCGGCCACCGTTATCTTCTCAGGCCCGACTGCTGATCCAGGCGACCCAATAGACTCCGCAACCATCCCGGTGGCCGGTCAGGAGACACCGGAGATCCGGTACGAGTTTCGGACCGACTACCTCGATATCTCCCTTTTCGCCCTGCCTGCCGTGGCTGCCGAAGCTGAAGCAACGGGAGATCCGGCCTTCTACAAGAAGACCATCGAGGACGCCGTTTCAAGCGGCCAGCAACTCACCGACGTTTCACCGCTTGGCAACCTGCCGCTGGCCAAAAAGGTTTTCCAGAAGCTCTGCCGCGGCGAGGACTCTTTCCCGGTCGGCAGAATCAGCCTGAGCCGTGTGGCAATGTTCTCAGGCAGCCTCGGCCTGCCTCAGGTGCCCCAAGGCATCCCGCCGGTCTATACCCCGGCCAGCTTCATCACTGCCTGGAACCTGCCATTTTCGGTCTACTCGATGCTCCCGGCTGTTCCCATTGATCCGAAGACTGGAAAGCCTGCAGCGCCATCGGGGACGACCTGGGGCTGGAAGCAGACGAACTACTCCTCGAGCCTGATCGTGAAGACCAACATGGTGGAACAGAACATCTCCTGGACGTTCGCGCCCTACGACACAGACATTTACCCGATCATCTAACAACAACCCCCAACACCCCCACAATCTATGGCAAACGAGATTCAAATGACGGCCCGTCTGTACGCAGACAAAGGCGGCGCCTACCTCCCCAGCGTCACCTACACCAAGAGCGTGAACATGACCGGCACCGACATGGGCAGCCAAACCCAGATCATCGGCACCACCGTCGAGGCCTTGGATGTGCCAGTCGATGTCACAGCCCCCTACAAGCTCTTGGTGAGCAACCTCGACAGCACTAACTTCGTCGACCTCGGCTTTGTCAGCGGCACCTACACCATGCGCATCCCGGCCGGTGAGACCATGCTCATCTGTTACGTCGCCTCGGGACAGACGCTCTACTTCCGGGCCGACACCGCCCCTGTGACCGTGCAGGCCACCTTCTGCGAAATCTAACGAACCACCCGCCATGGCAAACGAAGTTCAAATGTCGGCCAGGCTG